TTCCTCTTCGACATTATCGAAGTACTCACGGGTGTATTTGTACTCACCATGAGCTTCTAAGAACTTCTCCGGGTCACGGCCATTAAAGTAGGCTTTTATCGACTTACGAACTGCTTCTTCAAACTTCATGCTGACACCGCCTTATAATCTACACGCAAGTAGCCACGATGGTCACGTCCGACAGCTTCAGGAATAATTTTCTCTACTTCCTGCGCTATAACGCCTTCGGTAGGCATATCACCGTACCCTAGTTTCTTAGCAGTGTCATTCCACTCCCAAGTGTAGTACTTGATGCCGCGATCATCTTGATTAATAAATGTAATGTTTTTCTTGAGTGCTTTATCTGAACCGAACATACCGACAATGGCCGCAGAACCAGCCTCACTACCAGCAAAGTTACCGAGCACAGAACCTGCAATACTACCAAGAGCCGAGCCCCATCCGCCTTTCTTAGCGTTAGCGGCCGCTACCTGAGCGTCGTATTGTAGTTTAGCTTGCTGAATAGTAACCCTACGGTTCTTTTCATTCTCACTTTCTTTCCATGAGTAATCCAACAGGGCGTCAGTACGATCCCACATTTGGTTCATCTGTTCTGTAGTGAGGTTAACAATATTTTTAACATCAACAGCCGCCGCATCATTCAATGCCGCAGTGTTGGTTAGTGATACAGTCTGACGCCATTTAGCGTTAGAGGCATCAATCTGGTACTGCATATTATTATAAAATTGCTCACGGCTATTCTCTAGCTCAAGATTGAAACGCTCCATTGTATTCTCTTCGCCAGCATTAAATTGCGACATAGAGTTACGAGCGGATACGTTAAATTGGTCAATCTGAGCTCCCAACTGATCATAGAACTTGTCCATGTCGTTTTGTGAGCTTGTATTAAACTGTCGAGAAACATTCTCTGCTTTAGTATCTTCCATTACTGCAAGCTGTTTAGACTGTAGCTTAATAACCTCAACCTGTTGGTCATTTGCTAGGTTAGTCATGTCATAGGTTACGAAGTTTTTAGCGTTCGTAATTGCCGCAGTCATACGAGCATCTAGATCCGCAGAATTCATTTTAGATAGAATGTTTGCGGTGTTAAGAGCTTCAGTATTTTTAGCGTCTAGATTTTTTACGCTGAGAGTTTGGAAGAATTTAGATTGCTCTGAGGCGATAGGAATAATCGATTCCATTGTAGCCGCCGCTACAGCCGAAATAGCCGCTGTACCAGTGACACCCTTAAACGCAATCATGCGGTTCACGCCTTTAAGTGAAGCCGCCGCCCATGATGGGATCTTTGCATTACCTGTAACTGGATCTACGAAGTCCTTAGACAACGTATCCATCCAGAAGGTTATTTGAGTTTTCGCATCAGTGTAGTTACCCTCACCCAAATTCTGAGCAAGTAACTGGCCGCTAACCGTGCTAGTATCAACAATACGAGTGAAATCTTGAGTATATACCTCGTTAAACGCTTGGCCTACCGCGTTGGTTGAACCATCGGCGTTAATACCTGTAGCAAGGCCAGCCATATCAAGCGTAGGCTCATTAACCTGTGCTTGAGATGTGAATGTAGCGTTAGCGGCATTTGCGTTATTAGCTAACAGATTTACCTGTGGAGCCGCTGAAGCCGCAGTATAAGTTTGAGCGGAGTTAGGCGCAGTTACGCCAGCCGCTTGAGCTACGGTACCTGTTACAGCGGAACCTTGTAGCCCGTCCACGTCCATCGTGAATTTATTGTTGTCGATGCTTGTCCCGGCTGTGTTAGGATCAACCATTGTCGTATTAGCGACAAGGTTACCCTCGGTACCGAGAAAACCGCTTGGATCGTTTAGGATATCCGCAGAAGTATTGGCGACGTTTACTCCGCCAACGTAGTCCGCGTTTGAAGCAACAGAAGACCCGGTACCTACAAAAGTACCAGCCGACGTATTACCTGTAACTGGGTCTGAACCACCGCCAGCGGCCATAGGGTTGCCGACGAGTCCAGTTGCTGTAGTTGGATCTGCCATTACTGTTTATCTCTTTCCTCTTGACACGCTCGAATCTTGTCTCGTAGTGAGGCGTAATCAGAAAGGGCGTCAACAATGGCTGGATTGCCGTCTGTTTCGGGTAGGCTTTCTATTTCGTCTGCTAATCTATTGTTGAACTCTTTGTCGTACTCAACAATGTTCGGACAGTAGATTTCTAGCTCTGTCTTATAAACCGTGCTCGCGCAACCGCTTAGAAAGCTCAGTGCGATTGCGAGGAGCGTTACTTTCAATTTCATTACTTTCTTGCTCCATCTCTTTATAAAAATCCGCTCTCTCGTGTTCGGTTTTCAAAGCCTCTTCAACAGCTTTACCTTTTTCGAGTTTGGAGCCATCACGACGGCCAAGAAGGTACAGAATTGGCAAGAGCATAGCTACAGCCCCTGCTAGAATAATTTTTATCTTCCCCCAAATGCCGATAAATGGGATCACTATCGATCTCCCTCGTTATGGTCTTTGATGCGCGAATAGGTAACAAGCGCGATACCTGCCACCGTTAGAGCTAGGAACACCATCTTTATAGAATCTGAATAAGCAATCAGGCCCTCTAGATTAGAGGCCGCATCGCCAATTACAGAACCTACAGTACCAATACCAGCCGCTCCTGCACCAGCCAAAGTCTTGGACTTGGATAGTGGTTTTACAGCTTCTTGTACGGGTTTCTGTGGCATAAGATCGCCACCTTCTTGCCCGGCTAGTGGAGCATCCATTGCCCACAATGCCGCTTCGGCAGTACGGCGTCGAGTTAAGCCTCGTAGCTCTGTCAATTTACCGTCAACGCGAGCTTTGTTCCATCGTAAAATTTGTGCAGGGATTTCGTCATACAAACCTTTATTCAATTTCTTGAGCAAGGTAGATGAGCGGAAATTACCAACACCTAAGTTAAAAACAAAGGAAACGAGTGCATCATACTGATGTTGGCTCAGAGGCACACTTACAGCACTTCGCACCGCGTTTCCTGCTTCATGCAAATCTTCCGCTAAAAACCTTTCACAGTCATCAGCGGAAGATCGCATTCCAGACTTAACACCCCGTGTGTGCCCATATCCGATTGTCCATTTACCTGCCGGACATCGGTAGGCACGAACATCACCTTCTTCGGTGACTTTGTGCAAACCTTCAAACTTTTTAACTAGGTTAAGGCCGTCCTGTGAAACTGTATTAGGGATCATCTTAAATACCAAAATCCTGTACTTACTGCGGCGGTTAACACCACCCAAAATACTCTTTCGGCAAACCGAAGAGTGGCTCCATTCTTGATGTTCGTGCTTTCCACGTCATCAATTCTTGCTTCCAACCCTTCTTGACGCCCCTCGTACCGTTCCATCCGGTTGAAGAGAGTAACCATTCTCTCTTCCATTCGAGCTAGAGACACCACGGCCTCAGCTAACTTGTCGAGTTTGTTCTCGATTCTATGTAGTCTGCTTTCATCCATAGTGTCTCTGGTGCTCACTTTTTAATTAACGAGTGGATGAGTAAGGCGAAGCTAGCCCAGAATAAACTGTAGCGTTGCCACCTGTAGTCTGTCCCATCATTGCGTTGGAACCAGCTACATAGCCAAACATATCCATTTGTTTCATCATTTCATTGATGTTGAGCGAAGCATCTTCTACTCGTTGACCCGCCTGATTAAATGCGGCGAGAAGCAGATTACCTTGCTGATCAATAGCACGAGCGACTTGTACGCCGTTATTGTTTGTGCTGTTAGTGATCAGACGCCCAGTCTCGTCAAAAGAGTTGACCAGAGTTTCAAAGTTCTGACGAACATTAGCATCAATGTTCAATTGCTGGTCGGAAAGAATGTTACGAGCCGTATCCAATCTATCAATGAACTCATTACGCAACATCTGCGATTGCTGAGTACCATCATCAAAACCTACAGTAATCTTACGAGCTACATCAGCAAAATCTTTAGTAGTCTGTGCCGCGTTAGCCTGTACATCAGACTGTACTCTGCTAACGTCGCCAGCAAGATTAGAAAGACCCTGTTGATTAGCTGTAGAAGACTGCGAAATAGTGTCTTGAAGTTGGTTTGTACCAGCCATAACCGCGTCTTGAATACGACCACGTTGCATATTAGCAATAGTGCTCGCTTTATCATAATCACCACGGAACTGATCCAGACCTGTTTGCATAGCCGCTTGGCGAGCCGCAGACTCAGATTGTCCTTGGGCCAGAGCTTTGTAGTAGGTATCTAGATTACCACCGTACTGTTGAACAAGAGCGGCAATGTTTTCTTGACCCGCCAGAGTATTACGAGAATTCTCTGCCATCTGGTTGCTAAGAGTATTTCCTACACCAGAAACGTTCGCATTAACATTGTTAAAGCCTTCTTGCTGGCCTTGTAGTAGAGCCTGATTACCAGTCGTAACCACATCACCAAGACCAGTAAAGCCTGTGCTGATTAGGTTATTCTGGGCATCAAACGCATTACCTACGCCAGTGCCTAGTTCGGTAAAGCGAGTATCAACTTGATTACTCAGGTTACCAAAACCAGTATTCATATTTTCGTTTACGCCTGTGAAACCAGTATTCATCTGGTCGCCATAGGCTTTCATGGTATTGCCGATATCAGTACCTAGACCACTGATCTGTGTACCTACACCTGCAAAACCGTCATCAACCGTGTCTTGTACGCCACGGATACCATAGTTAACGTCATCAAAGTTACCTTCCATGTCCTTGAAGCCGCCTGTAATCTCACGAGAGAGATCACGAGCTTCGTTCTGGAACGTATCTTCAGTCGCTCTAATATCTGACCGGATCGTTTCCTGTCCACTACGCAGACCAGCAAATTGACTGCTGTAATCTGGTGCTGGAGGAGGAGGAGCCGGAGCCGGAGAACCACCACCCATTATAATTTACCTCTTTTTCGTTCTGAAGGTTTGTTTAATCTACGCCAATAAATAGGACGGGGTTTGCCATACTTATCCGCGTACTCCTTTTTTAGGTCAGCAACCATTTTCTTAGCGTGACCATATGGTGCAATAAATTCTAAGCCCCATATTTCATCCCCGTCTTCCGCTTTGTAATCACCTTCTTGAATTACATAACGGTCATCGAGAAAATCCTCTGCTTTCTCCTTTGAGAGAAAAACCCAAGTAAACAATCCGACGACTTTATTTGGATCTTCATCATCGTAGAAGAACCGAATTTTGTCATACATCAGTGGGTAGATGAAATATTGGTAGAATTCTGCTACCGAGTACCACCGATGATGTTCGGACGTTGCAAACAAGAACAATCCGTCGAGTACAGGGCCATTAGAAATTTTTTTCATATCAGTAAGTCACTTATAATAGTATTCTTACCGCATTGCTAGTGCCCTTATTATATCTTAATTATGGCTTTTACTCAAGCTGAATGGTTATTTATTAGCCATATCAGCCAGAAGATAGTTCCTGATGTCAAGGCCAGTAATACTACTATTGCTATGCCTTCCCACAGGTTCCGCCATGCTTTTCTGCGACGATATACTTCCTGTTCTCGTTGCTTGCGTATCTTACGGCGTAAATCTATCATTTCC